TTGTGGTGTCCGAGGACATTATGCAGTTCCGCCGTTAATGGTGATCCCGACGTTAGCTACTGCCTGCACAGGAGCTGTTAGCTCAGCTGCGGTAAATGCTTCATCTAGGATGTCCCAGTTGCCGTTAATTTCTGCAGCGCTGAATGGTTCAGCGGTGCCAGGGATTGGCTTGTAAAGACCTAAAATTGGTGTCGACTCGGATGCCATGACTAACCTTCGTTTTCGGGGAGTATCTCGATGGTTGTCTCACTTGGAAGTATACCATCTTCAACTGGCTCAGGTATTACCGCTAGCGGAGAATGTCCCTGCGCAAGGGCAACTAATTCGCGAGCAATATTTCGCTTAGTGATCGGATCTCTAACATGGCGCAAGATAATGTCCTGCACATGCATCAGTAGTGCTGGCACATCTAGGTTCGCTCTGGCGTTTGGATCAAACCTGCCAGTAAGTTGGTTCAAGAAGGTAATGGCCTTCATGTCTCCCGACTGCACTAACTGTCCCAATGCTTGGTCAGCGATCGGGATGTACTTCTTGAGGTTGTCTTCGCTCTTTGCAGAAAACGCGCTTGCGAAGTGCTTATCGCGCATCCAGCCATCAAGCTCAGCCAAGCCGATTTTCATCTGCTTAGCTAAAGCCTGCGGTGGTTTCAAGTTCAGTGGGTTCAAATATGCTTGCAGGAATGTCTCTTGCCGTAGCGTAAGGTTTGGATTCGCCACCGTCTTGATCCCGCGAGACTCAAGCGCCTTCTTAAACTTTGTAGTAGACCAAACTAGCTCAACTGCATCTTCATCCAAAGTGCCGTCTTGGTCTATTACTGTCTGCTTCTCTACAAAGAAACCGCGGCGATCAGCGGCAATCGCTGCTGCCAATACCTTCTCAAATAGAGCTTGCTCCTTGGTTGGCTTAGAGCTGTAAAGTCTCGTCTCAAACTTTGACAGATCCAAGCCAACCTCGGAAACTTCGTCGTTACTCATTTGGCCAATCTGCATCGAGGACCATTAGAGCAATAATGCTGTAATTAGCAAGGTCAATAAAACTATCGCGAAGACTTTCATTTTCTGGGGTCGCTCCATTATCGTATAGGTGGTTTATTCTGGCTAGTTTGTCGTGCATTCTTACTCGTAGTCCGTTGATCGGGCCACCAGGGCTTTGTGAGATGTTCTTTGGTCCGTAGTCTTTGTGTTTCTTTAATAGTAGACCTTGGGCCTCAACAAATTTGTCATCTAATGCGTCGGTAAATTCACTCATGGGCAGGTAGTTTCTCCAGTTCTAGTATGTATTCGGTGGTTAATCCATAAGGCCCAAATGCCTTTAGGAGCTTTGAGGAGAGTACTTCAGGCATTCCGCGCTTATAGTCTCCAGATTCATAGCGTGACACCACGGCTGCATTTAGCCTCAATAGCGATGCCAGCGCGGTTGGTGTGGGTGCGATCTCTTTACGCCACTGTTGGAACGAGCGGTAGTACTGGTTTAGTACGTATGGAGGGATCGCCATCAAGTTCTTTACGGCAGGTTTGACATCAGGGGCTTCTGATTGATCTAGCCAAGTTCTGATTACGTTCTGAAGTTCTTCGATGCTGGTACCAGAGGCGTTTGCTAGCACTGTCAATACGGCTTCAGATGGTTTCTTGGTACGGCCATCTTCTATCGCTGTTATGGCAGAGCGCTGCACGCCTGCACGCTTAGCAAGATCTGCTTGCGTCATAGATGCTCTAAGCCTTGCAAGTCTCACTGGGTGATCTGAAATTCTAGCCATTATGTCTCCTTGTTGGTGGTTCCAGTATAGCAGCATAGTAGACACAGTGTGGATAGCATGTATAGCGGTTTGAGGCTAGTAATGGATGGAAATGAAAAAGTTCCCCACAACATGGTCAGCAAGCAATAGATTTATACATAGCTAGCCAAGGGGGCTAGCAGATTGAGAGGGAACAAGTGAACACAGCAGGACAGCACTACTGGTTTAGCGAGATGGGTCTATGGGGTAGCACCCCAGTCCAGACCTATGAGTTCGGACCAGAGCACCACGCAAACATGTGGCACACCTTTGAGGAGGTCAGTGAGTATGACCTTGGTAGCTTCATGGAGTTTCTACAAAGCAGGCCTCACGCCTATGACGGCGAGGGCACTGCCGAGGACTGGCAGCACACCTGCCCAACCTGTAAGGTCTTGGCTGATGAGTTCAATGAGAGGGCAAACTAATGACAACCACAACCACATACAACGGCTGGGCTAACTACGACACTTGGAATGTCTGGCTCTGGCTAATGAATGACGAACAGCTATACCTAGCCGTCAATGAGTTAGTAGAGAAGCACACCGTATACGGTTATGTCAGCCTAATCAGACACCTAGATGACCTAGGAATGATTGACCCTGAGACACCTGACGGTGTGGCTTGGGATAGCGACACGCTTGACTACAATGAGCTTGACTCAGCCGTAGACGAACTAGTAGCATAGCCATAAGAGCTGGGCACTCTCTAAAATGCCCACTAACCAAACAATTAGAGAGGGTAAAAATGACAAAGATAGCTAATGACATCGAGGCACACCGTGCCTTCTGGGCAAACATCGCACGTGAAAACGGTTGGTATGAAGAGCCGTTTTACGTCCAAGTCTGGCGTGACTTTGACGGCGTTATCACTGATAGCGTGTCAGTAAGAAGCCTGACTCAGGACTGGGACATTCAGACCAAAACAATTGAATGCCCTAACCACGAAGGTAACTTCGATTGCACACCGTTCTGCAGCCTATGCGAAGGTGAGCAAGAAATAACCAAATAGAGTTACCCCCTAACCGACCTAGGCCATGTCGTAAAACTGGCCTACAACCATGCCCGTGCTAACTAAGGGAATGAGTGGAATGTGATGCGATACTTGACACGCTACCAACTAAGCTACTAAGCTACTACTACTAGCCAAAAGGCTAGCCAAAATGAGAGGGTATAAAATGTCTACAATAATCGAAACCAAGGGCATTACTCAGCACCTAATGCCAATTAGCACTGCTAAGAGCATTGCTAGCTTTATCGCATTCGCTGAGAGCGCACGAAGTGGCTACACCCCTGCGCTACAAGTAATTAGAGTGGCCTTTGATAGTGGTAAGATCACTGCCACTGCTACTGATCGCTATGCCGTGATACAAGGCACCTATGGATACGATCACGGCGCGTCTGGTGTTATCTATCTTGACGCCAGTGTTGCCAAGTTTATCACTAGCTACAAAGTGGCTAAGCACTACGATCCAATGATTGCCTTTGATGTATTCGAGGGCAACCTAACCGTCAAAACGGGAGACGCCAGCACTACAATTAGGATGATGACGGGTAATTACCCCGCCATTGAAACCCTATTCGATAGCCACAAGCCTGCCGTGACCGCTGAAGTCCATAGCTTCAAGATCGAGCTACTAGCCAAGTTAGGTAAAGTAGTTGGCACTGATGGCAATAAGATCGAGCAATGGAATTTTGAACACGGCGAGCGCCAGAATCCTAACCGCCCGTCACCGCTAATTGCTACCAATGGCAACTTTAGAGCGCTAATTCAACCAATGCTGAAACTACAGGCATAGCCTAGCAAGCCCTACAAGCCCCGTCAGCGCCTCAATGGTGCTGACGGGGTATTCTTATGCCCAAGATACCGCTATGGCGTGTACGGGGCGCACAGCAGGGCAAAATCGTAAAACCAAACCAAGGGAATGAATGGAATGTGATGTGATCGGCCCTGTTAGCAGTATAATGCCCCGCTGGTATGGCTAGCAGTATCAACCTAGTAGACACTGGAGGCAGGGCTAGTGAAGAATTTTGAGTGAGTGAGGGGCGGTTGGGCTAGCCATAATTACCGATCCAATTAGATAACGATTTGATAACGCTAGCCATACCCCGCATAACAGCAGGGCAACACGCCTAAAAATAGATTTGACTTTATTACTACTAATCAACTAATCTGCTACTAGCTAGATCCAATCAACTAGCTAGAGGGATAGAACAATTGGCTACAGAAACAGCAACACAGAAGAAAGAAGATAAAGAGCGGGCTCTTTGGATCTTGGAGAGCGTCCGCGAAGACATCGCAAGCGGTAAGGGCTTAGTGTCCATTACTACCGATTACGGCAAAAGCGCAACCGATTATTTACGGGTTAGCGTCTTCTACCCTGCCGACAATGGCGAGGTTAGACAATCTCACTTGACTTGGGCAATTGCCAAGCTAATGGGCTACTCGCTTAGAGATCGGAGCGGGCGCTGGTATTTAGCTATTCATGGAGGCGGTTATTCCAAGTCTTATGAAATCGCACTAGGCTTAGCCCGTTATTACGGGGTAGACCGTATCCGCTACGAGGAGGCCTAAACATGGAGATCACACCAACCAGAAGAACAACCTGTAAAGAATGCGCAACAGGCGGGAAACTAAAATTCTTGCCTTGCGCAGATCATCACCTAGTTATTCCCGCCGAATTGTGCGGGCATGAACATAACAGCGTGATCTTCATCCATAACGGCGTCGGGGTATCCTGCCACGATTGCGGCACAATAACCACATTAGAGCTAGAGGAGGCCAACTAATGATGTTCAGTATCTACAACCTAAAGACAGGCGAGAAACTAACAACCTTGCCCCTTACCGTCCCCATCTGGTCCGCTGTAGAGGCTTATCAACTAGCGGGCTACCAAGTAGCTTGGACTTGGGAGGCTAACTAATGAATGAGATCGAATGCCCCAACCATGAGGGAGGCTTTGACTGCCCGCCTTTTTGTGCGATCTGTCAAGGTGAACAATACTATGAGGAGGAAAACTAATGCCAGAATTTGAGATTTGGTATAGCGAGACATACACCTACAAGGCGTGGTTTAGCGCAGACAGTAAAGAACAGGCCATTGAGATGTTGGAGGCCGTATACAAGGGAGAGACCTGCCTTGACGATCTAACAGGCTTTGGCCACAAAGACAAGGGTTATGATCTAGACATTGACCCGCTAGCAGTAGAGGAGATCTAATGGAATACAGGGTTCAGCGTCCAACAACAGTATGGGTTGAGACAACAGTAGAGGCAGAAGATTTTGATCAAGCCTTGGATCTAGCAGACGAACAGTTTCGTAATGGAGACTTTAGCGAGCTAGACGATACTTGGGAGACTAACTGGGATCGCTATTGGATCGAAGACGAAACAGGCGAGACTAAGGAGGACAACTAATGGAGGTCAGGATCTATTTCACCAGTGGCAACCGCATAACAATAACAGTCAGGGATGAAGAATACCCCGTGTTTAGACACGAGATCTCTGAGATCCCTGAGATCTATGAAATTGAGGTCCGTGAAGAAGGCCGATACATTTGGTCCGTAATAAGTAAAGAAGAATTGGAGGTGGCACAATGAGGTGCTTAGCGTGCAAATGGAATGCGCCGTATGTCATACAGGCATCGTTTTGCCCCAATTGCGGAGAAGACGGACATCTGAAACTTGATGATGTTTACTTCACTGAAAAGGCAAAAACACCAAAATCCAACTAGCTACCTTAAGTGAACACCTACTACTTACAAATCGTCTACACTGTAGATTAGTAAGTAGTAGGTGTCATTCTTAAGAGTTCAATTGAGATTTGACATTTTGAGCAAAATAAAGGCCAAAACACTTGACCAATTTCAGAAATTGAGATCAAAAACAGGTAAACTAACAAAACCATAGTAATTCTGTAGATTGTATTACAGGATTACAAATCTACTACAAGGAGACAGATTGAGCACTTATCACCCTCGCTACGGCGAACTTTTGACATCTCGTGAGGTGTCAGAATTGACTGGTTTCACCATGAACCAGCTACGCAACCAACGCACCAAACCAGAGACATCGCCATTGAAATTCGTTAGACAAGGTGGCACATCTTGGTATCGCAAGTCCGATGTAGACATCTACATTGAACTAAACGGCGGATCAGAATGGGAGTATCTCGGAGGCGAAGACTCTATTGGCACCCCGCTGGTCAATGAAGGCGCTGTTGGTGAGCACAAAAAGCATCTAGAAGAAATCGTGAAGATCACTACTCGCAACGCTTGGACCAAGTGGTATACATGGTTTACTGATCACAGCGGATGGAAGGATCCTTACGGCGATACCCGCATCTGGCAAGTAGAGCTATACAAGCAAGCTACTGGCGAAGATCTTGATGAGCTATACCCGCAGGGAGCATTCTACAAAATGCGCACTGAAGATCCACAGCGCTTTTGGCCTAGCATCACCTATGCGATGCGCAAGGCAGTAGCACAGGTGCGAGGCTATGAAGTCAGCGATGAAGAGATCATTGCGGGCCCAGTAGGCGAAGTGCCACCAAGTAAGCTCGACTAATGGCAAAGCTACCCCAGAGACTCATTGAGGCGCTATCCAAAACAGGTTGGCAAGAGATCAACAGCACGGCTCAGGTATCTAAATACCGCAAGCCTGAAACTGAGCTCTACATCCAGCCAAGTGGCACTCATAAGGGTCGCTATGCCATAGTTGTCGAACATCCTGATCGGCCTGGACTAACGGACGGTATGGACCTAGACACGCTAATCAAATACTTGACATCGGATAACCAGTAATGCTAAACATAGAGAACCAAGAAAGAGAGGCAGTAATGAACACCAAAGATAGAGAACTAATTGATCAGGCTAAGGCGGCATTGGTTGCTAAGCCTAAAGAGTCAAAGAGCAAGGTAAAAGTAGTTGAGCCAGCAGATCCAACACTGGCTAATGAGCTACTAGCGAAGCGTAGCTCGGTCTACGACGCAAAGAAGCGACTCGAAGCAGAGCTCGCAGAGATTGACGCAATCATCAAAGACATGATTGGCACTAACGATGAGCTACAGATACACGGCTCAAAGGTTGCCAGCATAGCTAGATGGCGCGAGACATCATTGATCACTGACAAGGTGAAAGAAACATTCCCTCTAGTTGATTACCCAGAGCTCTACAAAGCAACGGGTAAGTCTAGATTGACTATTCACTAATGCCAAGTGTTAGGGAGAAGTGCGCTTGTGGTGCTGAACTTGAGATAACAGACGCACCTCTCCCTAACGCACTCGCATCAATTACATCGTGGCGCAAAGCTCACAAATGTAAACCAATAGATCCAGAGATACAAGCAGTGCACGGTTCCCCAGGTGAACTGGAGAGATCAATAGGCTTCACCGCTGGTGACATACCAGCAAAAGAATACGATCCTTGGGAGGATAAAAGATGACCTACGTATGGATAAAAGAGACAGAAGGATCAATGCGCTATGTTGATGACATCTATGTAGCACCATGCCAGAAGTGTGGCAAGCGACTAAGTGTTTGCGAATGTAAACAAGAGAAGAAAGAAGAGAGCAATGCCTGAAGCAACATGTGAATACTGTGGCGAACTAAGCACTGACTGCGAGAGCCTCGAAGAGTGCAATTATAACAAGCCAGACATCGGTGCTGATGATGACGCACTGTATGAGAACTACAAGGACCAGTTAGTAGCTGATTACTTTGACAGCAAAGAATGACATGTGGCCCTGCACCAAGTGCAGGCGAGAATTACCAGCTGATGATGCGATGATCATTCAAGATCGTATCTACTGCACATTCTGCGCAATCATAGAGCACGGCTACTATGCCAAGCCAGAAGAGCATTTGCCAGATGATTACTATCTCTGGATGGAAGAGCAGGATAAAAATGACTGAATGCTTTTGGTGTAATCAGATCTTTGATAGCACTGACCATGACACCTGCCCCAACTGTGCCACCGATACACACACAAAAGAAATAACAATAATTAGAGAAGAGAGAAATGACAGCGAAGAAGATCTTTGACTCGTACGATCGAGTGAGAGAATGGCAACACCTCAATGATCTAATTGAAGAAGTAAGTGGCCAGATACCATGTCGGCAAGCACCAGATCTTTATTTCCCAGAGATCGGTGACGGCACGGCTGCATCTACAGCGAAGATGGCTAAGAAAGCCTGCCTTAGTTGCCCAGTAGTCACCCAATGCGGAGACTACGCAGTAAAGTACAAAGAACATTACGGTATCTGGGGTGGCATGAGCTACAACGACCGCAAAGAGATATGGAGTAAGAAATGATACAGCGCTATGAAAAGCATGACCCACGCTTCACTGCTTGGATCGAAGGACTCAACGATGCAGTTGAATTCTTAGATGACCAGCTATACAACCCAAAAGAAGTAGCTTCATGGAGAGACCTACAAGCAATCAATACTGAACTATCAATAACAATCGCAATGGCATACCAAGAGAGATTAGAGAGCAATGACAATTTACAAAGAGATACTGTATCCCTACCAACAGCAAGCATCGATGAGGATAGCTTCACAGAAGAAGATCTTGCTAGCGGATCAGCCTGGGCTTGGCAAAACTTTAGAAGTCTTGGCCAGCTTCGAGCTAGCGGACTTACTGAACCCGATCGACTCGCACGCAATGCTGATACTGACACCAGTTGTGAATGCTCGCACGGCATGGATCGACACTATACAGAGATACTTATCACCCAGATACCCGCACCTAAAAGTAGTGGACCTATCATCAGGCAGCGCAGAAAAGAAGAACAAGATACTAAGTTCGGCACTCGCAGAAGATGGTACCCATCCGCTAATAGTGGTAGCTAATCACGATGCATTGGCAACGACCAAGAAGGGTCCACGCATTCCAGCGCTTATGGATCCTTACTGGTCAGCCATTGCTATCGATGAGTCTCACTTAGTATTACCAATCGTCAAGCCTGGCACCAAGACAAACTTCTGGCGAGGCTTAGAGATGCTTCAAGTACACGACCAAACATCTTCACTCAAGATAGCTATCTCTGGTACACCCGATAGAGGTAAGTTAGAAAATAGATACGGCACTTGGAAGTTCATTGCACCCAACGCCTTACCTAAGACTCATTGGAATTGGATTGAAGATAAGTTCAATGTGTATGATCAGAAAGTTTCTCGCACTCGCACAGTAAAACGCATTGGCTCACTCAAGCGACCATACGATTGGGCTCAGCTTGATAAGGACATGGTAATACGTCGCACCAAAGAAGAAGTACTACCAGAGCTACCTGCTAAGTCGTATAACTTTATTGAGCTCGCTATGACCGCTGATCAGAAAGAACTTTACCGCAACGCTGAACGTGAAGCTATGAACGATCCATCACCGACATCGCTATTGGTATTTAGCACCATTGCTCGGCAGTTAGCAACATACAACGGCGAGCACTCTAACAAAATGGAATGGTTGCTTGGTTGGCTTAGCGAGCGCGGCTACATGGAGGATCTCGGTCTGAATGGAAAAGTAGTAATCGCATCGCAATACGTCAAGACTTTGAAATGGGCTAAGGAGCAGCTATCCAAGCATGGTGTGCACGCTGAGCTACTCACGGGAGATCTAACTGCAACACAGCGAGCAGATGTACAAAATAGGTTCCAAGACATCAACGACCCACTGCGTGTTGTTCTACTATCTGGCTCGATGGGTGTGGGTATTACTCTCGACACAGCTGATGATCTAATCATGCTTGACTTACCTTATGACCCAGATAAGTTAGAGCAGATCGAGGACCGCATCCACCGCGCCAGCAACATGCACAAGGTGTCTATCTGGCACCTGCTATCTAAGAATTCAATTGACATGGCCATCGCAGAAGTGTCCACGACACGCCGATTAATCACTCGGGCTTTACTTGATGGCTCAAGAGGCATAGACTTTAGCCGCAAGGTAGTCCAGCACTTAACTGGCAAGACAGAGGAGACCCCACTTGGCGACGATTAAGATCCATGAAACCGACATCAGCGAATACGACGCAAAAGATAATGTTGCCGTTGCTGCTGCACAAACATGGATGGCTCGCATCCCTGAACTATTTGTTACTGAGCGATCAAAGCAGATCCAAATCGGTATCAGTGAAGTCGGCATGGATTGCAAGAAGTGCATCGCACGTAAGCTCGCACTAACTCCACGCAATGTTGATGGCGCATGGTATCCGTTTATCGGTACAGCTGTTCACAATGCTCTCGAAGATGGTTTCAACACCAACTTCCCTATGGACTACAAACTTGAAGAACGACTCTTTGTACATGAGTACAAGGATCTAAAGCTCACTGGCTCATGCGACATGTTTGCCTTCACAGGTAAAGCAGGTTGGGCTGGTGTTGTCAACGATTGGAAAGTTGTTGGCAAGACTGCTCTAGAGGATGCTCGCAAGGGCAAAATCAAAGATCAGTATCGTGTCCAAGCTATGCTGTACGGCTATGGCTGGGCGCAAAAGGGCTACGAGGTTAGCCACGTATCCTTGACCTTCTTACCAAGGGAGGACAAGCTTGAGAACGCAGTGGTAGTTATGCTCCGCTACGATGCTCAAGTCGCACTCGAATCACTCGCTGCGCTTGAATCAATGATCGATGCAGCAGAGCTGGTCGGATGGGACAAAGTAATAGATAAAGCACCTAAGGCAAGCTTTTGCTTTAGTTGCAGACGCTATGACGAGACAGATCATTCTGACGTCGAGTCAATGATCTAAAACTAATAAAACGAAAAAAGGAAAAAAATGGCAGAATACAATGCAGATAACCTACCAGGCGTAGATGACCTACTAAGTGGTGCTTCGGTACCATCGTTGTCCTTCAAGGACACACAAGTTGGCGAAGGCTACACTGGTACAATCGTGGACCTACGCACAGTGCAGGTTCGCAACTACGAGGACCCAACTAAACTTGAGTTCTGGGATGACGGTAAGCCAAAGCTTCAGATCGAAGTAACGCTATCGACATCATACGCCGACCCATCTGACCCAGATGATGATGGACGCAGACGCGTCTTCTTGTTTGGTCAGAAGCTAAAGGCGACCAAGGATGAAATGGCAAAGAAGGGTATGAAGAAGCTTGAGATTGGCTCAACCTTCAAGATCACCCTGTCTGGCACCAAGCCATCACAGAACAAGCGCTACAATGACGTAAAGCTTTACGCCATTGAGTTGACCGCTGGCACCTCTAAGCCAGATGTTGACGCACTACTAGGCGATCTGGGCGCAGCTCCTATCGCAAGTGGTGGTAAGATTGAAGCCCTCGACGCAAAGCAAACTAAAGTTGCTGAGACCCTACAGTCGAACGGTTTCACTGCAGCAGAGATTGCTGAGAACCTTGGTGTCTCAGTTGCAGCTGTAGAAAGTGTCTTAACCTTCTAGGTTCCTCTCTCCCTAAGGTTAAGATAAGCGGGGACTGGTCCCCTCTCTCGCCAGTCCCCGCGCTCCTCCATCGAGCATTTATGAAAGGATGTTGTGAATTCGCCATCGCAATTCAAAGAGCTACTAAGTCGCTTAGGGCGCTCTGAAGAAGATAACGTAACGATCTGTTACCAATCAGCAAAACAAAAATTTACTGCCAAGACCATCAAGGTTGATCTAGCAGACTCAGTTGTCGCCGCACTCGATGCACTCGACAACAACATCTGGTTCGAGATCAACCCGTCAAGCGTTAACGGCAGAGCTACAGCTAGAGACATCGATCAGCTAGCCGCTGTGTACATCGACATCGATTACAAAGACACGGGCGCTGGATCAGTCAAGGCTGCAAGAGACTTCGTAGATCTAATCACTGACCTGATCGGTGTTGGTCCTACTGCAACTGTTTACTCAGGTCATGGCATTCAGCCTTACTGGGCCATCGAAGATGATCACGTTGACAACGCATTAGCATCTGGTGTACTAAACCGCTGGGGATTATTCTGCAAGTTCTTAGGTGCATCACAAGGTATCCAACTTGATAGCGTGTTTGACCTACCTCGCATCTTTAGAGCTCCAGGCTCTCGCAACTTCAAGGATGCAGCTAACCCTGCACCAGTGATAACTATGTTGCACCAGAACTGGCGACCAATCACTATTGATGAGATCAATGATGTACTTATCGCACACGGCATCTCAAGTGAGTCATCGCTACCAGAAGAGTATGAGTTAGTATCCAGTGCATCCGATTGGGAGTTCGCTGCGCATGATTGCCAGTTCACCCCAACCCTTTACGCTGGTGTACGCCCAACTAATGGTGCACCTAAGTCAAGGCACGGCTGGCTACTACAGCAACTGGTATTGATCAACGCTGCACACCGCAACGGATGCGTTAGCAAGGACACCGCTGATGAACTACTAAAGCTAGTAGCTGAGCGTTTCCAGTACTTCTTGACACTTGATCCACGGCGCGAGATGCACCAAGGAGAGATCCAAGGGGCTAACAAATGGGCCATTGCGCGTGTTGAGACCTTCTCGCACGACAAGTTGCAACACGAACTGAGAAGGCACCAGCACTCAGATTTTTTCACAGGCGACCCGAGCAGCGTCCTTGGCGAGCCTTCCGCTAATCAAGATTTTGATTTCAATGAGTTAGTTGAGATCTATCGGGCTAGCTATGGTACATACGGACGCACTGATGCAGCCAACGCACGTCGATTGGTTTACTTCAACCAAGGTCACTACAAGTTTGTACCTGATCTTGGATGGTTCCGCTGGGATGGCGGAAGATTTGTTATTGACAAAGAGAAAGCACTATTTCAAGCAGCGATCGACGCTGCTGAATTTATCGTACAAACCCCTGCGAACGACGATCAAGTAAAATGGGCGCAGGCATCGGTCAACAAAGATAGGATACAAAATGCCATCGTTATCGCAGGAACAGATCCAGAAGTTCAAGTCCAAGCTCTCGACATGGACACCCAGCCAAACGACCTCTGTACGCCAGCTGGCATCGTTAATCTCCAAACTGGTGAGATACGTCCAGCTGACCGCAAGATTGATTTGGTCACTAGGCAAACGACAGTATCTCCGTCTGAAGTGGCAACTCCTTTGTGGACTGGCTTCCTCAAAGATGTTATCCAAGACACTGAAAGAATTGAATACTTGCAAGAATTGCTTGGGGCATCTCTCTTCGGAGATTCGAGGTTCCATGTGCTCCCAGTGCTTGTCGGATCAGGAGCGAACGGTAAGTCAACCCTTCTAGATGTAGTTGCGGGTATCTTGGGTGACTATGCTGCGACAATGCCTGAGAACTTCTTGCTTGATGCCAGCAACACAACACATCCTACTGAGATCGCCAGACTACGAGGAGTTCGCTTTGCTATGGCTAGCGAGACCAGACCAGATGGAAAGTTCAACGAGTCGAGAGTAAAGATGCTTACTGGTGGCGACACGCTATCTGCTCGCTTTATGAACCAGAACTTCTTTGACTTCAAACCTACTCACACCCTGTTCTTGGCGGTGAACCACCTGCCAGCTGTTAAATCTGGTGGTGATGGTTTCTGGAGAAGACTTCGCAAGATTGACTTCAACATCACCGTGCCTGCTGAGAAGCGTAAAGAAAACTTTGCTCAGACAATGATCGAAAAAGAAGGCCCAGGCATCCTATCTTGGATGATCGAGGGTGCAGTCCGAGTCACTACACAGGGCTTCAACGAGCCTGACTCAATTAAGCTTTCCACGTTGACTTACCGTCACGAGGAAGATCACATCGCCAAGTTTATTGACGAACGTGTTGTGATTGCTTCAACTGGTACAGCTACAAAGACCAGCGTATTCAACGCTTACCGTGATTGGTGTATTGATAACGGTGAGAAGTACATAACCCAAAACGCTCTTGCTAGAGAGATCAGGTCCCGACTAAACGTAGGCGAAACTGACGGCGCAGGCATTAGGATGTTTACAGGCATAGAACTTGTGGACTTGGCCCCTAACGCTGACTCTATGATTGAAAAGGAAGAGCGCGATGAGTACTGGAGATAACTACTGTTATCTTTGCCGTGCTGGGTTTTGCAATGAATGCGAAATGACCTGGGATGAAAGCTTTGATGGAGATTGCTGCTGTGGTGGCAATTTAGTTTTCAGCCCAACAGGTGAGGTCAAGGAGGCTGGTGTCGTCCCCCTTTCCGACTCAGCCTCCTTGGCTGATACTGGTTACATCGAAGACGGCTACGGTGGTACCAAAGACATTGGCAGCTACAAGGATCCAGTATCTACTGGACGTAAGCGTGCAGCTGAAATGTACCCAATCGAAACTGGCATGGTTTGCGAATGGGCTAATCTAAAGTTTGCTGGTGGTGGGGTTGTACCTATCGTTGGCTGTATTGGTAGAGCTGCTACCGACAGACATCACGGGCCAGATAAGAACACAATGAATAACGCTCCAGGCAATGTTCACAGGATCTGCTCGTTCTGCCACAATACTTGGCACGGCGTGAATGACCCGTTCTACGGCCCTAGACCAGACCAGACTCTACCTTTTGTACCTGAGGGCTCCTACGAGGCGCATGACGCCGTTACGAAGGCTAATACTCAGGAGCTACTGGATGCTGAAAAGCGCCGTGTAGAGGATGCTACAAAGTAGATTTAAACTTCTGTCCCCTGAAGTAAGCCACACTGTCGTTGATCTGCACTAGCTCGAAGTATGGCTTCTCATCTTCGATGGTTACAATCAAGATTCCGTTTTGCCAGTTCTCGTAATACCTGGCCGAAGTTCCGTCAATGTGTGTGGATCCATTAACGCTAGGAACTGCTCCATCAACTCGACATAAGCAGCCTGGACTGACGGCGACTGATTTAATAGCTCCGTCACGGTTAAAGACTGTCTTGGACTGAATTTCAAGTCTGTGTGAATGTCCGAAGATGGTTGAGATGTGTGGGTCTGCGTTGGTGTAAGCGGCTGCTGTGGATCCGTTTGATCTTGCTTTGGTGCCATGGATGGCCCTGAGACTATCAGTAAGCCAATAGGCTCCCGCTGGGTAGGCATCAATGTAGTGAACTCCAATTTCATCAAGTCTCAGTAAATAAGGGATGCTCATTACTGGCAACTCTTCCATGTTAGCTCGCTTGAGCCCCCATGCACTAGCAGCGTTGATCATAATAAACTTCTCAAGTCTGCGATCGTGATTACCTTCGATCAAAACAATTTCAGCATTAGGGCCAGCTGCAGCTCGTTGCTCTTGTAGAAACTTATGACCTCTATCGAATGCGGCTTGAGTTGTACCAGCAAAAGCTGCTTCTTGCTCGAAGCGACCTTGGCTTGGTAGATCTAGAAAGTCACCTAAGTTTATGATGCCGTCAACACGGTCGTTATGATAAAGCCAGTTAGTGATCTGAAGAGCTACATCCATAGCGCCTTCATCATGGAACGGTAGCCACTGGCCGTCGATATGGCGATAGCCAATCTGCGGGTCAGGTAATACTACCCAAACCTTCTGCTTAGACTTGACCTTCTTAGGTTCCTTAGGGTTGTTGATGTAAACAGGTTTAGCTGGCTGCACCAGATCCCATTTAGGTTGAGGCCTTAAGTCGTTAAGCACAAATACACCTGCCCGTTCTGTGTAGCCTTACTTGATCAGCATAACACTTGAAGCCACGCTCGTTTAGCGCGGTGGCTAAGTTAGCGTGGTTCCATCTAGGGTCAGCAAGGTTGTCTTCAAGGATCTTGTAGTCGTCCTTGTCTAGCTTGTCTACGGCGCTTCTTATAAACGCGCAAACGTATTCCTTTTCAGGTGGGGTAAGTCCTTGTAGCATGATCGTCTCCTTCATGTAGTACTTCAAGGTTTAGCCTAGCCTGCCAGGCGAGCCTGTCAAGGGCTTTTTAGCTATCGGCGTGTCTAAGCCTTGTCGCCCTTGTTTTTGCTGGATTCAGCAATCTTGCCAAAGCTCTTGTTAATTTCTTCAGGATCTAGCTTGCCATCTGATAGGTAAGAGCGAGACAGCTCCTGTCCAACGTCCATAAGGCCCGCAAAGGCTGCCATAGCGATAGCATCCCTGACTTCTAGGCCAATAACGGCTCCACCAACAAAGATACCTGTGACCTTCAAGATGATGACGGCAACGGTTCTTCTAGCGATATCCAACCAAATTTTCATGTATTTATCCTTAACCTAGTTTCAATACTTGACCAACGTTGATCAAGTTAGCGTTCTTTATCCCGTTTAGCTCTGTAAGCTTGGCAACGGTAGTACCGTTAGCCTTGGCAATCTTAGTTAGGTTGTCGCCACTTTTGACGGTGTAGGTTCCAGTGGCAGCAGGCTTTGCAGCTGGTGCCTTAGGTGCCTTAGGGGCAGCAGGAGCCTTAGGTGCAGCAGGTGCAGCACCTTGCTGGGTCAAGAATGCCTCATAGTCAATGTTCCCAGCGCCCATTGTAGGTCTTCCGCCAACACGGAACGAGAAGTGAAGATGTGGGCCATAGCCATACTCTTTACCTAAGCCTGAAGCTCCAGAAAGTCCAATGATCTGACCCTGCTTTACTTCCTGGCCCTGCAGTACGTCTATGCGGGATAGATGAAGGTAGTCAGCTCTGTGTCCAGATGGAAAATCTAGGAAGATCATGCGGCCACCAGAGCCAGTAAAGGTTGGCACGACGCCAGAAACGACGCCATCAGCGACGGCTTTTACTCCTGTGCCAAAGGCAACACCATAGTCAATACCTGGATTTGCTGCAGGCTTTGCTCTGTTTTTGTGACCTTCAAAAGTGTCGGTAATTTTGCCTTCGACAGGCCTGATCCATGATGACACTGGGACTCCTAGTTAGTATTTTTCCAAACTGTACCGTCCCAGATTTTGATTATACCAGATACGAAGGCAGTCCCGTTCCATACGTTAGCTAGGCCTGACACAAAGGCAGTGCCGTTCCAAACCCTTGCAGCACTAGTCACTGTAATTGTCAGCGTTCCAGTGTCTACGCTGCCGCCTCCATTGCTAGCTCTGATTACAAAAGTAAACACTCCAGGAGTGGTAGGGGTTCCAGTAATTGCGCCAGTAGAAGTATTTAAATTAAGCCCAGTAGGCAAAGCTCCAGAAACAACCGAGTAGCTTGGTGAGTTGCTGGCTGTTACCTCATCGTTATAAACCACACCTACGCTGGCTGAGCTAACTACTGAGCTATCTCCAAATACTGGAGCAGGAGCTGGAGGAGCTGAAACGTTAACGCTAAATGGGGTTATAGTCGCCGTACCTACTACACCAGTAGTAGTAAAGGTTCCCGTGACAGTATAGGTTCCTGCGGCTAAGCCTGTTACGGTGCCTGATCGTGATGTTGGAAAAAACGGGCTAGCGACGTTTCCAGTACCAAAATCGTAGCTTTTGTTACTGTCTCCTGCAACAGTTTGTCCAGCAACGGTAATAGTCCAGCTTGCACCGCTAGTGCCAAAACCAGTAAAGCTAGGATTGTTATCTGTAACGGAAGCTGACCAGCTTATTACGTTTTGCCCGCCAGTGGCATCTACGGTTAATCTGGCACGGGCGTTGCCGTCATTGGTTGCTGCGGTTGCCATGAGTTAGACCCCCTTAAGCTGTGTAGGAGATCCAGACATCGCCCGCAACTAAGGCTGATCCGCCTGGTCTCGTAGTTGGTTGCGTTGTTTGAACCATAAAGCTTTTGCTATTTACAAGTCCTATTGATGCGGTGGAGGCAAGCTTGGCAGTAGTAACGCTACCGTCTGCGATCGAGGTTGCAGTGTAAGGCAAGGCTGTCCAGGTAGCTGATCCAGTTCCGACTTTAGTTAGGCGAGTGTCGGTCTCAAAGCCTACTTCGCCAGCAGCAAGGGTAGGGTTAACGCTTGTCCAGTTAGCAGCGGTATCCCTGCGAAGTTGGATTTGGTTTACTCTAGGCATTAAATGCTCCTGTGCTAGGCGTTGATCTAAGGCTTATTATAGCGCAGATTCAGGCTCAATTAGAGCCCAGTCTACAGCTTCTTCGTCCCAAGTGTAGCGCTCACCGTCGTCTGGGTAAGCAACTGGTGCTTCCCATCTACAGGTTTCCTCGTCTAGCAGCCAAGACGCAAATGGCTTAGGTGCAATAAAAGCATCGCGATCAGCGTCGTATGTGTATCCAATGCCAGCGTAGTTCTTGCGGTAGTTGTTGTTGTAAGACGTGCGCTTACAAGCCTGACCTCTAAAGTTTCCGTACCAAGTTTCGGTATCTAAACCTTCAATAAGCTCAGTCTCGTCAACGCCAGTGATCACTTCAGTGACGATGTTGTTTTCGTCTAAGAATGCGTAGTGTGCCATTTTTTCCTATCTATGCCCAGCTGACATTTCCAGTGCCAGCGGTTATTGTCGTTACTTTGTTTGCGCCAACAGTTGCTGTTGATCCTGTGAGTCCTGCTCCTATTGTAATTGTAAGGTCAGAAGGGTATCTAAGTATAACAACACCAGAACCACCACCACCAGAGCTTGAGCTACCGCTTTGGTAGTGAGGAGATCCACCACCACCACCAGTGTTTACTGCGCCATCTTGCCCTGCATTGTTTCCTCCAGTAGCACCTGCGTTTCCTCCACCACCAGAACCACCTAATCCTACAGTTCCTCCTTGGTAGTTTCCACCACCACCACCACCTGCACGGATTACTGATGTCCCAGTAATCGAAGATGCTAAACCTGGTCCACCGTTTCCAGCTACTGTGTTACTAGGAGCGCTTACGCCTAATCCTCCAGCACCACCACCACCACCAGAAGCATAGTTTCCACCAAATGGTCCACCTAATCCACCGTTACTTCCCTGACCAACGGTTCCTAGACCTATTGTTGATGATGTTGTGCCTGCATAAACAGCACCAGAACCTGAACCACCATTTCTAATACTTTCGCTAGCGTTTTGCGCTCCACCACCGATTGAAATAATTTCAGCTAATGAAGAATTTGAGCCCCTTGCTAGACCACCACCAAAGTTTTTTGGTGCTCCCGCCCCGACTGTAACTGCATAAATCCTACCAACAGTGGAATTAAGTTTTGTTTCCGCTAAAGAGTTTCCCCCAGAAAGCTCTCCCGTAACAGAGGAACGGTATCCACCAGCTCCTCCACCAGCACCGTGGTCATTTGCAGAGTTTCCTCCACCAGCGATTACAAGGTATTCAGTAAGGAAGCTTCTGCTTAGTCGCCAACTAACGGTTCCAGTACCAGCAGTTATTGTAGTTACTTTATTAGAGCCAACTGTTGTGGTTGAGCCAGTAAGACCAGCGCCAAGAGTAATAGTGTAAGCATCCGAATAGCGAAGTATTACAACTCCAGAAGCACCAGCTGAGGGGTTTCGACTAATTTGATAATAATATCCAGCAAATCCACCAGAGCCTGTGTTAGCAGCGGGTTCGGTTCTAATAAAGTTTGTGTCACCTTGACCAGCACCACCAACTGCTCGTGTAACGCTAGTGCCAGTTATAGATGATGCTAAACCTGCTCCACCGACTCCTGGAACGCTAGCTGAGCTATTACCACCAGCTGCACCAGCTCCACCACCACCACCTCCAGAAACAGTTTGGCTAACAACGTAAGCTCCAGTACCACCAGCAAAACCTTGTAAAGCAGTTCCAGCACCACCAGCAGCACCGCCACCAGCAGGATACCAACCACCACCACCACCAGCACCACCTATTTTACCTAGAGAATCAGCACCACCAGCTCCACCACCGCCAGCTCCACCACCTAATGATGTAACAGGACCGAATATTGAATTGGAACCAGTTACACCTACAGCTCCGCCAGCTCCAATAATAACGTTATAATTTGTAGATAAAAGAAAAGAAAAAAGATTTTCAGCCGTGGAGTTAGCACCAGACAACTCACCTGTTATAGATGATCTGTAACCACCAGCTCCACCACCTCCACCAGAGCCTCCACCACCCCCAGCAACAACTAGATAGTTAACCGTGACAGGTGGGGAAACAAAAGCCATGTTTCTTTTTCTTTGGTAGCCCAGTATCCCAGAAGTTCCTAAAAATTGAACTCCCATAATTAACTCGTTATTTCAGAGCCAAATACGTTAAAGCTTAAGTTTGCGGTACCAGCGTAAATAGTAATAATGTCAGTAGCAGCCAAGGTAATTCCAAGTGTGAGAGTAGTGGAGTCATTAGCACCAACCGCTACATCGTAAGCAATATAGTCTTCGTTAGCCAGCGTCACACCAGCTGGTCTAATTGCAATTCTGTATGTGTCATTTACCGCTGCCCTGTTAGCAACAACAATGGTAGAGATCACTGCGCTAGTAGCAGCAGGTACTGTGTATAGGTTAACGTTAGTGGTTGCTGCAGGTGCAGACTGCCCTAGTACCTTGTAAGTTGTTGGCATGTTATGCTCCCATCAATGTAAATATTTGCGCGTTTGCGTCTGGTGAATTAGCGATTGTGTACCCAGTAAAGCCCTTCCAGAGGGTACCAGTCCATTCCCAAGTAATGTCGCCAACTGTAAATAGTTGGCCTACTGTGGGGGAGTTTGGGAAATCAATAGCTGGCATGATCTTATTGTACCTTACTTGGCTTATACTGTGCCATTATGCGAAGCTTACGTTTCCTGTGCCAGCGGTAAACGTAGTAATTCTATCGGAGCCAATAGTGGCAGTTGATCCAGTAAGTCCTGCACCAATTGTAATTGTTATGGAAGCAGGGTATCTAAGTACAACAAGGCCCGAACCGCCTGCACCACCAACTCTTGAGCCCGATGCGTCAGAACCACCGCCGCCACTTCCAGTGTTGACTGTTCCAGCGGTTGCCACTCCACCGCCTCCACCAGCACCACCAGCACCACCAGCACGCCCTTGAGCTCCCCATCCGCCTCCACCGCCTCCACCAGCACGAGTTACGGCTGTTCCTGTAATTGATGAGGCTACGCCGTCTCCACCTTTACCACCAGTAGATGCAGCATCAGCGCCAGCCTGTGAAGCACCACCGCCTCCACCACCAATTCCATAACCACCTGAAACGTTGTTGCTACCTATACCGCCTGAAAAACCTTGAGCTGTCGCCCCCGCACCAGCAGTTCTATTAGCTGCAGTAGTGTCTCCAGACCCTCCTCCACCTGAACCACCTGTAGCGCCACCGCCTCCACCTTCCATGCCACCTCTTCCACCGCCAGTAGAGGTTATTGTTGAAAATATAGAGTTGGAACCACTAGTTGGTAATGGTGTACTAGCATTAACACCAGCAGTTCCACCAGCTCCTATTGTTACTAGGTAATTAGTTTGTAATTGAAGGCTGAAAGGAGAAGAGAACCCAACACCGCCTCCTGTGATCCCAAAATTGGTTCGATATCCTCCTGCACCACCGCCTCCTCCAGCGTGTACTCCAGCACCTCCACCGCCTCCAGCAATTACCAGGTACCCAAAATAGGGAACCGCTAATGCTTGTGCATCACGAGAACTAACTGCATCCCAGGCAGCGCCATTGTAAACCCAATACTTACCTTGGTAGGTGTATAGCTGACCAGTGGTTGGGCCAGATGGAAAATCAATTGGCATTAGTTAAAGCTTTCTTTATTCAGGTTTAGGGTACTTTGCCTTCACTGCCTTGCAAGCTGCGATGTAAGCGTCAACTTGAGCCTTGTCGCCTTTAGCAATACCGTCAAGGTAGTCAGTGATCGGTGGGTACTCAGGTGCACGGAGGCGCTGATACTCAAGTGCATCGTAAGCTGCCTGTAGTCTAGCTGCCTCAGCAATACACTCTTGCTCAGTTGGCTGAGTCTGTTCTTCATCTAGCCAGTCAAGGCCAGCGTAGTCATCTCCAGTTAGGCTCCATTGTGCGCCTGGTGCAAGCGACATAATCGCTTCTACTATTCCAAATGTTCTGTTCATTATTTTCCTTACTGTGCGATTTCCATTAATGTGATTGTTGAAACTCCTCTTGCAGCGCTTGCATTGTCTGTGTCTCCGTTACTTCTATTGATATAGCTGGCATTTCCGCCCCCTGAAACGCTAGACCTCATCTGAATTTTATACGTGACGGCAGAAGTTGTGCTTGGTGAATCAAGAAACGATATTGACACGGGCACTACTTCATTTGCGCTTGCCCCATAAGCTGACGAAGTTACCCTAGTTCTTGCACTAGCAGCGTCACCAATAGAGATTGAAGTTGAGCCCCTAAGAAGTAAAAAATGCGTAGCTGTGACCTGCGTATTTTGACCTACTACAATGCTGGCAATAATGTAAATTTTACTATTTACTGAAGAGGGCGTTATTGTCGCGGAAAAACCCGTAATGTCTGTAAAGGTTGTATTTGTAGTTGTAAACGTATCTGTCTTAACCGCCTGAACAACCTGCAAGACAGTACCGTATGGCTGACCAAGGCTGTTTTGCCATCTGTCAAATCTCATTGTTGATGTCATTGTGCTATCTCCCAAATTGTCCCGTTTGAAATTGTCATTTCGTGGCTATCTTGTCCTGTAGAAACAAATGTCCTATTCAAGAAAAGAGTGGTACCTGAAGCTCCAGAAGCCCTTGTTGCTGGGGCAAATACTTGTGCAGTAGTAGAGCCAGAAACGCATTCATACTGAATAAACCAGTTGCTAGGAGTAGAGTTGCTGTCGTTATCCCAAAATGCACTAGCTACACCAGACCATCTAAAGTTGTTAGCTTCAGAGTTATAGCCAGTTGCACCAGCAGTTGTTATTAAAGAACCATTTTTATGGATTAAGAAAACGGCATCGTTTCCAATTTCTCCGTTTATCATCCACTGCATAATTAGTTTACTGTTTGCAAATTTTGGAGTAATGCTCAAATTCAACTGAGTGATAGTTGTTCCATCACCCGTGGCGTTTGAAGCAACGGTTGTTCTTGAGTCGCTTCTAACGGTTTGCACTTGCACAACGGTTCCTGGTGCATAAATGTACCCAGTTCCGCCGATGTCGGTAATACTGCTTACTCTTAGCTGGCTCATTGTGCTATCTCCATAAGGGTAATTGAGGATACACCACGTGGTTCTGCGGTAATATCCGAATCCCTAGCATTACGATTTACATACTGCAATCCTTCTGTACTTCGTAATTGCAATTTATATATTGTAGCCGAGGTTGTATTTGGTGAATCTAGAAACATTCCAGCCGAAACAGTCATGTAATTATTAGCACCACCAGTCCAACTAGACATTGTTACCCTATCTCTTGTCCCCGCAGAATCTCCAATGCTAATTGCAGTTCCTGCTCTATCTAGTCTCACTTGAGCATATCCAGTAGTATTTTGCGAAAGCATCATGCTGTAAAAAACCATGATTTTACTTGACGCAAACCTAGGAGTAATAGTGGCACTTAGACCTGTTACATCTGTGTAGGTTGTTGCGCTAGTAGAAAAAGTGTCCGTCTTAACCGCCTGCACAACCTGTACAATAGCTCCAGGCGCGTAAAGCGTATGCCCAGAAGGAACGGTAATAACGTTACTGTTTACAGTCAGCCCACGTAGCTGACCTACAGATAATTCACTCATACGATGCTCCAAGAAGACCCAGTAGGGATGGTAACTACAGCACCGCTGGCAATTGTGATCGGTCCTGCACTAACCCCATTATAGCCCGCAGGTATTACGTAACTAGCTGAAATGATTTGCCCATTTAGCTGAATTGGGAAGGTCTTTGAATCCCCAGATAGCGATGTCCAGAAACTGTCGTAGTAAACATAGGCATTACCATTCTCAGTGTTGTACCAAATTACGTTTGTGTTAGCTGGGGCACTGGCTGAAGAGATTACCGTAACTGCCGCTTTTGGCGGAGAGATCGGAACCCAAAAGCTGTCATAGTAAATGTAAGAGGTTCCCTCAGTAGAGTTGAACCAAACGTTTCCAGCTGTGGGGCTTGCAGGCGCTGTCTCGGAAATCGTTACGCTAGATCCGCTTTCAGGTGGTGCTACGTTCTTCCAAAGTCCAGTTGCAGCTTCGTAAGCCAATACTTGCTCGTCTGCTGGGTCTTCAATTTCTACATCGTGCAGCCACTCAAGGTGGTTTCCAGAAGTAATCCTCACGGCTAGCTGTCCAGCTGATGCGTGCCTAACAGTAATAAATGCAACAACTAAATCGTGTTGTGGTCTAACCTTAGTTAGCTTGCCATTCACTGTTGGGTGAGCAAATAAGATATCACCCGCAGCCCAGGTCTCGTCTCCAACGGCAATAGCACTTGCGGTGCTACCTCTAGTGTCGATATCTTTCAAGGTTCCGAAGCTCATCACGGTTCCGTTTACACCGTTGGTGATGTTAGCTGTAGCAAGCCCCATAACTCGAAGCTCTGAGTCCTGTAATCCAGTTACTTCAAACGGTGCTACGTCAATACGACCACTTGGCTCTGCACCAGTAGCCGAAACTAATGTGCCCTTAGGGATCGTTACGCCAGTGTTATTTCTGACTAAGTAAAAAGTTGACTCAGCGTAGTTGTCAATCCAAGCGGTGTCGTTATCAGTGTTGCTTAGTTTCGCAAGGACCTGACCTCCTGACCCACCTAAAGGCACGCCTAATCCATCGTCACCGTCTAAGCCTGGCTCACCCTGAATACCTTGAATACCTTGGATACCTTGCTCGCCCTGCGGGCCAGTAAGACCTATCTCACCTTGAATACCCTGTTCGCCTTGAATACCTTGGATACCTTGAATACCCTGCTCACCTTGCGGGCCAGTTAGACCAATCTCACCTTGCGGTCCTTGCGGTCCAACAATTTGACCAACTGAATCCCATTCAGTTCCATCCCAAACATAGAGATCTCCGTCAGCTGAGACGATGTAAGCGTCGTTTACCGCGTTACCAGTAGCGGGCAGATCTCCCACGGTAGCAACAGTTCCCTGCAGGGTAATGCTTACACCTTGAGGGCCAGTTTCACCTTGAGGGCCAGTTTCACCCTGCTCACCCTGAATACCCTGAATGCCCTGCTCACCCTGAATACCTTGGATACCCTGCGGGCCAGTAGCTCCAGTTTCACCTTGAATACCTTGAATACCTTGGATACCCTGTTCACCCTGTGGGCCAGTAGCTCCAGTAGCACCAGTAGGGCCAGTGTCACCAGTGTCACCTTTAGGACCAGTGGGACCAGTTGCACCTGTAGGACCTGTAGGGCCAGTAGGTCCAGTAGCACCAGTGGCACCCTGAGTAAAGTAAGGTAGCGATGTCCATACGGTGGATCCATTACCAATCTTGACTTTGAGCGTGTCGGTTTCAACGCCCATTTCACCCTGAGCAAGTAACGGGTTAGCGGCAGTCCACTCAGCGGCAGTGCCACGTCTGAGCTGTAAAATTACTGCCATTAGACTCCTCCACCGTCCCAAGCTGGGATCGGAGTATAAATCGTACTAGGAATACCGCCGTCGATATTCCATAAACCGCCCTCGATGTCGGAGAAGTTTATCTTCTTCGATGTTTTTCCGTCGTGAACGTGATCTCCAGGGCTAGCCTGCCCAGCCAACGGACCTAGTGTATGATGATAAGCAAGCGGGTTTTCGTCCACGTCAGAGTTGACATGGAAATCTTTTACCTGCTGGTATGTTGATTGCTCATTGCCGAAAAAGCCCATGCATAATAGAATACCAGACTAGGAGACACGAGACGTGAGTAAATCAAAGAGTATTGGCACTCGCGCTGAGACTGCTGTAAGAAATTATCTACTATCTGTTGGGTATAACCCATTAGAGGCACACCGTAATGTTTTGAAAGGTAAAGACGATGAGGGAGATGTTTGGCTACGCGAAGCAAGCGGTCTTATTGTATTTGAGGTCAAAGGCGGGAAGTCCGCCAAAGATGCCTCATTCCAGCAGATAGGCAAGTGGTACGATGAGGCCGAAAAAGAACGAGATAATGCTGACGGACGCTTTGGGTTTCTTGTCACTCAGCGGGCTGGTGTTGGTTATCCCCGCGCTGGAGATTGGTGGGCTTACGCTCGCCTTCAAGATCTTATCTACCTTCGTACTAATCTGGTGTGTGTTGATGGCACTCTCGTTAGGACGACGCTAGCAGAGCTAGTAAAATTGATACATGGCTAAAGAAAGCTACGATCTTTCATCGGTCCTACTCCAGCTTGGTGAAGGGCTAACTGAGGCTACACGGCAGCCAAACCTGTATGACTACGTACCCAGCGAAAAGCAGCAGCTATTCCATGAGCACAAGATGCGCGACAGGCTTTACATTGGTGGTAACAGATCAGGTAAATCGCTAGGTTCGACCATTGAGGCTATCTGGTGGCTGACCCATTCCCACCCATACCGTGAGATACCAGATGAGCCTATCCGTGGGCGTGTCGTAGCCGTTGACTTCTTGAACGGTGTGGACAAGATTATCCTGCCGCTTTACAAGCAATGGCTGCCTAAATCCTTCTTGATCAACGGATCATGGGAGCAAAGCTACTCTCGCGAGCGCCACGTACTTACCCTAAATAACGGCTCATTTGTTGAGTTTATGTCCCAAGATCAGGACCTAGACAAGTTTGCTGGATCATCCAGGCACTTTGTCCACTTTGACGAAGAGTGCCCGCAGACCGTATTTCGGGAGTGCCTAGCCCGTCTAGTGGATACCGATGGTGTCTGGTGGATGTCTCAGACCCCAGTGCAGGGTATGGAATGGATTTTTGACGAAATCTACACGCCAGCCAAAGAAGGCAAGCGAGCCATTGGTATTGTCGAGGCCCAGATCCACGATAACCCTTCGCTATCCCGCGAAGCCATTGCCCGCTTCTTGGACATGCTGCCAGAAGAAGAGCGCGAAGTTAGATCTAAAGGCCAGTATGTCCACCTTGGTGGCGCAGTATTCCCAGACTTTATGCCTGATACGCATTGTATCCCGCGTGGCCAATTCAGGCCTAAGCCAGATGATCGCATCATCCGCACGATGGACTCAGGCTACACTAACCCGACAGTGTGGCTCTGGATAGCCGTGTCGGAGGATGGCAGTATGGTAGTGTTTCGAGAGCATTATCAGGCTAAGCTGACAGTGGCAGAACACGCCGCAATAGTCAACAAAATGACAAAAGAGATAGAGGCAGAGTATGGCTGTGAAGTATGGCTTACAACGGGTGATCCAGCTATTAAGCAAACTAAAGAGCACACGGGAACTTCGATTCTCCAGGAGTATCAGAAGGCAGGCATCTACATCTCTGTGGATTCCATCCCTACCGATCGCCGTATTGGGCTCCAGAGGATCCAGCAGTATTTCAAGATTAATCCGAAGAGTAAGAAACCGTTTCTTATGATCACGGATGAATGCCCACGGCTGATAGCTGAGCTACCTAAGCTCAAATGGAAGAAGTGGGCTAGCCCGAAAATGGCTGAGCAACACAATAAGCAAGAAGACATTAGAGACGTGAACAATCACTGCTATGATGCTCTTAAGTATGCAATGACGTTTATGGATGACCTAACGCCAGAGCAGCTAAATGGTAAGAAATCACATGGGACGTTTCACGCCACCTTCGGTGAGCGATTCAATCCTGTTACTCCATTGTCAGATGTCGATGACTCTGATTCATGGGGCGGCGGTTGGAAGAGCGTTTCTGCAATCCAATCATTGGAAGGATAGAGATGGACAAGTTTCAAGCATCATTTCGTTTTTACGAAGCTGGGGCACCATACCCAGGAATTTGCCTAAGATGCGGCGCGGGATCAAGCCTGTGGGATCTAGGTAGAAACATCAGCGGGACAAACATGGGCGCATACTACTGCGACGGTTGCCTAACAGAGTTAGCGACCTTTACTGGTATGGCATCTAAGTCTCAATTTGAAGGCGAAGTTACACGGATCAACAACGAGCTGGTTGAAGCAAAGAGCCAGCTAGAGGCAGCACCACGACTAATAAAGGAGTTAACCCACAATGTACAATCTCTACTTGGTGAGTTTATCGTTAACCTTGCTAGCGGCTCTAAGCCTAGTAAGCCTATACAACCTGAAAGTATTGAAGCCGACTTTGGAAGCGCTGAAGGAAACAATGGCGAGCCAGGAGAGAGCAGCAAGGGATCAGCAAAGGCTACTAAGCCAAGCGCTAAATCTTCTAAGTAGTAAAGAGCCAGTGGCTTACCAAATGTTACAGGCTGCAACGCCTGAACCTAAGCCCGCTGGGGTGTATAATGGACCATACATAACTGGCGAAGAATACGAACTTATGCTACAAGAGCAACGTCGTATGGATGAGCTATGGAAAGACGTGGAGTAAACTATGGCAATTGATGAGCTAAATCGCGAGATGGCAGGGCTAGAAAATAGCTTGCTTGAAAAAGCACCAGCCATCGCTGGTGAGCTTGTCGACGACTCTATCCTCAACAGATTTAAGAAGCAAGAGCAGGCTAAGAAGCTAGTAGCTTGGGCCAAGTCTGAGTACGAGAAGTGCAAGTCTGCCCGTAAGGTCGAAGAGAATGACTGGTACCTACAGCTTGCTTTCTACAACGGATACCAGTACCACGACTGGCGCACCGTTGCGGGTAGACAGGGCTTGGTTGAAGAGCCAAACCCATCGCTACTACCACGCATCACCGTAAACCGTATTGAGCCAGTAATCCGTACAGAGATCGCTAAGACAACTTCTCAGCAACCATCTGCTTCCGTAGTCCCATCATCTAACGATGAAGAAGACCTACTATCTGCTACCGCTGGTGAGCAAGTATGGCAGTCAATCTATGACGCAAACCACTTCCAGACAGAGATCCTGCAGAAAGCTGAATTCTGGAGAGCCATTACTGGTAACGGATTTATCAAGTGTTTCTGGGACGGATCAGTTCAAAACTTTGACGCGCAAAAAGTACAGGACCCACTAAGCGGTGACAAAAAGATTATTCGTGTACCAACCGCGAGTGGCGACGTAAGATACGAAGTTGTTTCTCCGTTTCATCTATTCGTGCCAGACCTATCTGAAGAAGATCTAGAGAAGCAGCCGTACATCTTCAACGTTTACACAAAGAGCGAAGAGTACGTAAAGAACACCTTCAAGAATGTTTTGCCTAAAGACTTCAAGCCAACCAAAGTTACATCCAGCGAAATCCAGGATGCTGCGCTACTAGACCTACGTGGTGTAGACAACGCTAAGCCTGATTCTGTTCTAGTTATCGAAGTTTGGATCAAGCCAAACCAAACAGCTTGGCTACCTAAGGGTGGTTTGATTACCATTGTCGACACTGAGATTGTTCAATACTCTGACTCAGGTATCCCTTACCACCACGGCCAGTATCCTTTTGCTCACCTACACGGTGTGCAGAATGGTAAGTTCTACCGCCGTTCCGTAATCAAGTCTTTGATTCCACTACAGCGCGAATACAACAGGACTCGCTCTCAGATCATCCACGCTAAGAACCTAATGGCTAAGCCACAGATGATGTACCAAGAGGGATCTGTTGACGCTCGTAAGGTTACAGCGCGTGCAGGTGTTTGGATTCCAGTACGTCCAGGATTCCAGTACCCAACTCCAGTGCCTATTCAGCCACTACCTAACTACGTTATTCAAGAAATTCAGCAGCTTCACACTGACTTCGAGGATCTATCTGGACAGCACCAAATCAGCCGTGGGGACAATGCAGGCGTAACAGCCGCTACTGCCTTGGCTTATCTTGGCGAGCGCGACGATGCTTACTTAACCACCATCTACAACAGCATCGAAGCTGGAGTAGAGAAGATGGCTAAGCAGGCTTTGAGCTTGTTCGTACAGTACGTAGATGACAAGCGCCTAATCAAGATCACTGGCGATGATGGATCATTTGACGCAATGATGCTATCTGGTGCAGACATTGCATCTGGAACTGACATCCGTGTTGAGTCTGGCTCCGCATTGCCAACAAGCAAGGCTGCAAGACAGGCTCTAGTCACCGAATGGATGAAGATGGGCTTCATCTCTCCAGAGGATGGTTTGCGTGTACTTGAGATGGGTATGTTGAAGCAATACTACAACACCATCAAGATTGACGAAAATGCTGCACAGCGTGAGAACTTGATGATGAAGAAGATCACCGATGAGATGGCTCAGCAGTACGAAAACGCATGGAACCAAGGCGCTGCAAACGGCGAGATTGACAAGCTTGATCCAAATACTGGTCAGCCTCTACAGGTACCGCCAGTTATCAACGTCAACGACTGGGATAACCACGCTGTTCACCTTGAAGTTCACAACAGATTCCGTAAGTCACAGGCCTATCAAGGCTTGCCTGACATAGTAAAGGCAGAATTCCAGAAGCACGTCACCATCCACGAGCAGATCTTGCAGAAGCAAGCTGAGCTACAGATGATGATGCAGTCTGGAATGCCACAACAAGATCCTGCAGCTGGCGGTCAGATGCAGGGAGAACTCCCAGAACAAACTGGGTTCACAGATGAGCAATTAGGATAGGAGACGCAATGTCTGAGGCAATCGATATCAACCCGCCAGAAGCAGTTGATTCAACACCAGAGGTAGCAGCGCCCGAAGCGCCGTCTGCCCCAGAAGCACCAGAAGCAAAAGTACACCCAGCTTACGAGAAGGTCCTAGCGGAGCTTCCAGAGGCATGGCACGAAAAGATTGTTCCGCATCTACAGGAGCAAGACAAATACTTTCAGCAGCAGCTAGAGAAGTACACCCCGTTCAAAGAATTTATGGACGTGGACATTAGCCCAGATGTCATCCGTGACAGCCTGCGCCTAGCAGAGGTTGCCGTATCTGACCCTGTTTACCTGTACCGTACTCTAGCTGACCAGCTAAGATCACAAGGCTTGCTTGAAGAGGCTGAAGTAGTTGAAAAAGAAGCAGACAAGATTGAAGAGTCTGACGATGAAGACTACGAACTAAGCCCAGCACTGCGTAAAGAGTTTGAAGCTCGTGACGCAAAGCTAAAGGAGCAAGAAGACTACATCGAAAGCATGAAGTTTGAGGCTGAAGTACAGGCTGAGCAAGCTGAGCTTGAAACTCAAATCGACGATCTAACTTCTCGCTACGACATCACGGATGTACAGATGGACAAGATCCTAAAGGTTCTAGAGATCCAGCTTGCCTCCGATGATAATGCAACTGTATTTACTGCAGCTAGAGAACTTGCTGAAATCACTGGCATTCGCTACCCAGCTAAGGGTGTAAACCCTAAAGAAGATGCTCCTACCGTAATTGGTGGTGGTGGTGGAATTCCATCTCAGGCATTCGAGCTACCTAAAGACATGAAGGGCAAGAAAGCAATGCTTGCTCAAATGTTTGAACAGCAGCTAAAAGGCGGCTTATAAACTCCATAACTCAGAGCCCCGTCGTTATAACGGCGGGGTTTTGTGTTATCCTTGAATGGTCTTTGGTACAGCCGATCGAGTCAGGGCCAGACGATGCAAACAATTCCCCTTTTTCTAAATCATAGGAGTCATTTACATGGCAGGACAGTCAATTCTGACCTTTGCGTCAGAAGCTATCAAACTAGTGTATGGCGACCTTCACGAGCAGCTACGGGACAAGAACCCAGCGCTACAGCTCATCGAAGCATCGTCTGCAAACATCACCCGTAACGGTAAAGAAGTTATCTTCGACACCCACATCGGACGCAACCAGGGTATTGGTGCTCGCGGAGTTCGCGAGAAGCTACCAGTAGCTGGAGCACAGAAGTACAAGCAAGCTCACCTATACCTAACCAACCTATACGGTTCGATTGAGGTTGACGGACAGCTATTCGAGCAGGCAGTCGAAGACTACCAAGCATTCATCAACGTTGTTGACAACGAAATCAATGGTCTAAAGAAGGACCTAGCTAACGACCTAAACCGTCAGGTTTACGGAGATGGCTCAGGTAAGCTAGCAGTTGTTACTGCTCAGCCTTCTTCAACCACTTTGACCGTTGACACCGACCACTTCCTACAGGTCGGAATGACCTTTGACGTGGTTGACCCAACAACTGGTGTAAAGCAGCAGTCAGGTGCAGCAAGCTCTCTAGAAATCGTTGCAATCAACGAAACCACTAACGTAATCACAGTATCTGGTACCTTGGGAACCTTCAACACTAACATTAGTGCTGGCGACTTCCTAGTACGTTCCTCCAACGGAGTAAACTCCTTCGGTAAGGAATGGACTGGTCTAGGTGCAATCGTTAAGGCTACTGGCGAACTACACGAGATCGACCCAGCCAGCTACCCAGTATGGGCAGCTACAGAGGTTGCTCTTGGAACTCCAGGAGTTTCAACTGGTACTCTAACCGAGTTGGCACTGATCAACCTAGTACAGAAGGTAGACAAGCAGGGCGGTGACGTTGACGTAATGTTGGCATCCCCTGGAGTCTTCAACGCTTACTGGGATCTTCTACAGGGTCTACGCCAGTTCACCAACGGTGCAACCCTTGAGGGTGGACAGCGTGCATTCACATTCGACGCGGTTGGCAAGCCAATCAAGTTCGTATCTGACTACGCAGCCCCACCAAGCACCTTGTACGCGCTAAGCTCGAAAGAGATTGTGATTAACCGCAAGCGCGACTGGTCATGGATGGACCGCGATGGTTCTATGTGGTCACGTGTTGCTGACACTGACGCATACGAAGCTCGCTACTTCCAGTACTCACAGCTAGGTACTTACCGCAGAAACGCACACGCGGTAATGTCTAACATCACCGAGAAGTAACTAGTAAATAATTGCCCTTGGGGATAGACCCGTCTCATCTATCCCCAAGGGTTTTACTTTATACTTGAGACAGGAGGCTAAATTATGAGCTATATAGAATTTGACAAAATAGACGGGCTATATTCAACGGATCACCGTAGAGTAGCTGAGGTCATTGCTGACCTTTTCCCTACAGTCAGGCTAATCCGCGTTGACTCGCTACACCCAGCTTTTGACCCAGAGCGACCATTTGCATTAGTAGACGAACCGCACATGCTACCGCCATACGTAATTAGATACATGCGGGAGTCTGAAGTAGACCAGAGGCTTGTTGCTTGGCTTGTAGAAAACAACATGCACGACAAGGATTCAAAGGTAAATAGACTTCGCATTTTAGAGATGGCTGAAGCCGCCATGAAGGCCAAGCGTGAGCTAGAATGGATGGAGGAAAAGAAGGACATGATGAAGTCCGTAATGAGTTCCCGTAAGAACGAATACCGCCACGATGGAAAGGTACTTAGGAAGTAATGCCAGCAGAGCTATTTACCAAGCACGTTAGTGATGTAATCACTCGCGTCAAGACTCAATTTGGAGACACTTCTGGAGCGCAGATCAACGACGAAACAATCATTCGTTGGATCAATGACGGACAGCAGGAGATTGTAAACAACAACGCTATCCTGAAAGAAACCAAGATTGGCAGCATCGTTGCTAACCAGGCTGAGTACAGCTTCCCAGCTGACAAGGTTCAGTACATCGAAGCGCTATACGTCGAGGGTCGACCAATCAAGAACCTATCTCCACAGGGCGCTAGGGATTTCATCCTGACAACTGACCCAACCCTCGCTGCCCGCGCTGACTACCCTCAGCTATGGTACGAGCGTGGCGGGATTATCACACTCTACCCAGTACCGCAAAAGGACTTTCCTAACGGTCTAAAAATGGAATACGTAGAGATGCCAGCAATGGTTACTAGCTTTAACGATCCACTAAGCATTCCAGATAGATACCTAAACGGGCTAGTGAACTACTGCATGGTTCAAGCTCTAGAATACGACGAAAACTACACAGCAGCACAATACAAGCTGGGCCAGTTCAGAGACGGATTAGACAGGCTTCACTACAAGGAGAACATCTCCCAGTCTGACTTGTACCCTACCGTCTCTCCTGATCCAGCTGATTATGTCTAGCATTGTACGTGAGCGCTCTGCGCAAATAAAAGATTTCTCAGGTGGTCTAAACAACTACTGGGACCCGTCTGCTATTGCCGAAAACGAAGTACCTTTTCTACAGAACCTAGAATTTTCTCCAACTGGTGCGCTTTCATCTAGACCACCAATTACCGAGGTTGGCGTAGCTTTCCCTGAAGCAAACGTATTTTTTAACCTGCTTGGCTATTACATCAAAGAAGACGGAACAAGGTTTGGTGTATTTACCTCGCCTACAAAAACTTACGTATACAACCTAGCCACTGAGGCATGGACGCAAATCTGGACTCACCCTGCTGCTGACTTTGTGCAATACCAAGGCTACTTGATCATGTGCCGCATTAACGGCGCAGGTGCTTACTGGGGGCCTAATGGCGCTCCAGGTTACGATGTTTCTACTGGCCTATGGACTATAGCTGGCTCAAACACTTCAACTATCGCAACAATGCCTGCAGGCCGCGGTATCGAGCTTCACCAAGAGCGCCTGTTCTTGTTTGGCCCACTAAACACTGCAACCCAGTCAATAATGTACTGGTCTAACATCTCAGGTGAAGTTGAAGCTTTCCCTGGACAAGACTGGCGCTGGTGGGATGCTAACAATGGCTTCACTTCTGTAAACAGTGGTGACGGTCAATGGATTACTGGCCTAGTCTCTGGTTACAACGAAGTTACTGTATTTAGAAACGCATCAACTTACCGCTTTACTTTTTCTGGTTTGCCTGAAGGCGGAACAATGGCAAAGATCCAAGAAGGCATCGGAGCTGAAAACCAGAACTGCATCGCTTACTACGAAAACGGACTTATCGTACTTAGCGGAGATCAGCTCTACGCTTACTACAACGGAAACTTTACCTCGCTGAATGATCAGAAGGTTCGCTTTGAAGAACAGGCTTTTGCCAGCAACCTAAAAATTAGATACGCGGTGTCAGTTATTGGATCCCGCGCAATAGTGCACTTTGGCGGATCACTATACGTATTCCAGATCAAGACCAACACTTGGTCCATCTGGCTATCTAGCACTGAGTTTGCTAAGTGCATTGAAGTGCCTACTCCACCAAACAACATTGGTGAAACCAAGTCAGCTCTCGCCGTGTCTGGTAGCTCAACTGCTGCAAAATGGAAGCTTTACGAAATAGTGGATCACAGCCACTCATTTACTGGCACGGAAAACATACAGTGCATCCTGCGTACAAGGATCTTTGACTTCAACACTCCTAACGAATGGAAGAGGCTGTACTGGTGGGCTGCCGATGTCATTGCTGCTGGCGCTATTACCGCTGTTGTGATCCCTGCTTCGGTGTCCTACTCCTACGCTACTTGGGATGACGTAAGCCTAGACTTTGTTGGGGATACTAAATTCGTTGCTTGGGACGATCCAGAGGCTACTTGGGACAACCCTACAGACGTAGAATTCAGGGGTGTAACCACTGAAATAGACAACGGATTCACCTCTAAACAGCGCAATAGCCTAAAGTTAGACAACGGAGTGCGTTTCCGTAGGGTATACTTTGAATTGTATCTTGAGTGCGATGGCACAATAGTTACGTCACCAGCTCAGATTTTTAGCATTACTCCCCTAATCGGGATGAAGGCTAAGTCGTCAGACAGGATTACCTAATGGCTAAGGCAATGAAAGACCCAGCTAAGCCTGGCTTCAACCCTTATGCGGCTGGCAAAAAGGTTTATGGATCAGGTAGGTTCAACCCTACAATGGGCCCAGTTGACAAGACTGGATACTCAGAACGAGACAGGAAGCGTAAGGTTCGCCTTAACGCTCTCCAAGCTCGGATGAAGGCTGGGCAAAAGAAGCAGTTTGCAAGTCCTAACTACGCGAGGTATGAGTAATGGCAACGACACTATCCCAGTCGGGTTCAATTCAGAACGTTCTAAACAGCCCTATTTACCAAAGAGAGCTACAAGACTACTATCTTTCAACTTACGCACCTGGACTAACTAGGGCAACCTTTGGCATCAACGCTGCTAGAAACGCGTTTCAGGCTAACGAAAGCGACCGCACAACAAGAAGAGGCGAAGCTGTTAGAAGGATTGCTGGAGATTACGCATCCCGTGGTATGCGCACACCTGGCGCTATCAACAAGGATCGCTCAAGAGTTCAAAATGAATTTGCTGGACAAAGCCGTGACGAGCGTAACCGTATTATGGATCTAGAAAACGAGCGCGATGTGCAGTACGGTGCAGGAGCTCAGGCTGGCGAAACCTTTATGAGTGATCCAGTTAAGTTTGGTTCAATCGGTGCAGGCGCTCGCCGTTCTGCGCTATCTGGCCTACAGGGCTTGCCAGAGTATTACAACCTACTAGGCGTAGGAGCTAGCACAGCTCCAGGAAGATTCTAAAATGGCTAAAGAACCAGAGGGTATTAGTAGAACATTTAGGGACGTAAACAAAGCTACAGCGGGGACAATTGCAGGTCTTTTGGGTGCCATTCAACAAGGAAGACAGGCAGCGGGAAACGTTGGTCGCTATTTTAGAAGTGAAGCCCCTGTACAAAGCTCTACTGCAATGACACCCGCAATGAAAGCTGCAGCCGATAAACAATATGCTGATTTCAACAAACTTGGTGGTCAAAGTGCTGCAAGCGCTGCTATAGCTAAAGGTATGAGCGAAAAACCTAACCAACTTGGGCCAAACGCTCAAACAACTGGTGGAGCTGGTGGAGCTGGTGGAGCTGGTGCACCTGCAGTAAACCCTATTGACGCTATCTTTGCCCCAATGTTTGAGTCACTTGCTCAGCGTGAGCAACTGGCTAACCAGAGATACGAAGCCAACCGTGAGCAGGTTACAAACATTTACGGCCAGATTACTGGAGCCAGAGCAGCCGATATTGCTACGACGGGTGAAGCATTTAGGCGTCTATCCGACGCAGCCAGCGCTCGCAGTACTGCCGTAAATACCTCTATCGATGAGTCAGAAGCTGCAAGGCTTCAAGGCAACCAAGCGGTACTAGAGAGCATGGGTCTTGGCGGCCTATCTACCTCACAAGGTGACATTGCCTCACAGGGTGCTGCAATGGCTAAGAACACTAACATTTTGAACGCTGAGAACTGGCAGAACTTACTTACTGCCATGGGTGCCACTTCGCAGGATCTTGCAAGATCAGATGTCACAGGCTTTAACTACAGAATGGGTGAGGATCTAGGTCAACTTCGCGGTGCTCGCGAAAACTTCCAGCAAGAAATTGGACAGGAGCGCACTAGCTTACTTGGACAACAAGCTCAGGCAAGTTTTGATTACCAGCAAGCTCAGCAAAATGCTGCTGCTGCAGCGAGCGCAGCAGCGCAAAGGGCTGCAGCAGACAGCGCAGACAAAGAAAGTAAGCAATTTGCAGATGCGCTAAAAGCATCGGGCCCTCTTATTGGCACTATTGCTAACCTAACTAGGGTAGGTGCGTTAAGTTCTGGAGAAGGTACAAACGTAATGAACATAATTACCGAGTGGACTCAGAATGTACCGTCTCAAGGCAACCAAGGTTGGAAGGCAAGCACTGCCGCTAACTCTATTCTCTCTGCCGCAGGAGCAACGCTTAGCCCAGCTGAAAGGCAAGCGATTATCGCCGTAACAGGCCAAATGTTCCCTCAGGGGTAATTCCCTAAAACCTAGTAGGATTTAGCTATGGCTCTAGACCCCAATGCAATTGCAGCGCTTGTTAGCGGTGCGTCCAGTGGCGCTAAAACCACAACTGCAACGGGTAGCTCAAGTGGTATCGACTGGGGAGCAGCTAAGAAAAACCAACCAGGCGCTTGGAGCCTCGGCCAGTCGATTATCGACATTCTTTCAACTGGTGGATACGCATCCGCTGGTATTACAAACAAGGTCGGACAAAACGTTGCCGCTATTCAGCGTGGCGACCTTGGTGGCCTACTTGATCTACTAAACCCACTGTCAGTCCCAGGTGCTGCCGCTAAGGGTGTTGCTGAGCGTAGAACTTACAGCCAAAACCTTCGTGATCTTGGCGTAGAAGATAAGACTGCAACTTGGCTAGGTCTTGCACTAGACATTGGTTTAGACCCCACTACGTATCTAACTGCTGGTACTGTTGCTGGTGTAAAGGGTGTAGGCGCTGGAACAAGACTTGCATCCGCTGCTAATAAGGCAAATGCAACTGTTGTAAAGTCTGCCGCTGACGCTGCTATAAATAACCTTCCAGTTGCTAAGCCATTTATTGTTTCTGACACTCCGCTTACTCAGGGTCAAAAACTTGGTAACTACCTAACTGGTGTATTGCGTGGCTACGAGTTCAACAAGTCTGCCTATGCTGCAGAGCGTGCTGGTGCAAAGCTTGCCAAGGTTGTGCAAAAGGATGCCGCTAAATCTGGAGACAACGTAGTTTCAGACGAAATCCTTTCATCACTAGAGACTTACCGTAAGTCAACTAACGCCAGCATTGCAGATGATGTAGCTGTACTAAGACGCGATGAGTTTATGCGGGCTGTAGCGCAAAGCGAGGTCTTGCAGGCTAAGTTTGGTTCCAAGATTGCAAAGGCTCAGGCTAAGGCTAAGAAGGCTGAGGATCTAAAGTTCTTCGACGCCAAGACTGCCGCGAAGGTAGATGAGAAGCGTGCCGCTGAAGCTGCTGTAGATGCTCAGATGCAAAAGGCTATGGAATTAGATACACCGCCAGCAACCGCTACGGATGAAACAATTGCAGCTCAGCGCCCAGCTATCCTTGAGCGCGTTGAGGGTGAAGTGGTTGCTGAGAATGCCGCCGAGATTAAGAAGCTACAGGGTCAAGTTAGCAGGGCAACTAAGGCTTACCAAGCAAACCTAAAAGCTGAGACTAAGCAGTTTACTGACATTTCTAAAAAGGTAATGGACTTTATTACTCGTAGCACTGATCCAGCAACTGGTAAGCGGTGGTCTGAAGTTCTAAAGGACTCTGATAACAAGCTAGAGGCCGTTGCTGATCTACTTGCTACTGGCAAGATGAAGCTAAGTGCAAACGCTACAGCTAACTTCGCTAGAGCGCTAGGTGTGTCATCTGATCCACAGCAATCCGTAGTTGATCTAACCGTGAAGACAATACTTAGAACTGAGCCGCTAGCGAAGCTAAAGGGTGATGAGTATGCGCTACAGCAGATGAGTCAACAGCTAGCTCGTATGATCGAAAGCGCTGGCATCAACGCAAACACTGCAAATGGTGCAGCTACGGCTGGAATGGTGGATGCAGCACAAGTGGGTGCAAAGGTTGAAGAGAAGCTAGATCTTGAGCAAGAAGTAGCAAACAGGGTAAACGACAGTATAAATAAAGAGTTTTTTGACACTGCATCTGATGCAGCAAAGACACCTGAAGAGATAGCAGAAGGCGTAAGCTCGCTAAAGGTTTTGCCAGCTGAGCAATTTGCAGAAGATTTTTCATTCTTACAAGACCCTAGATTTAACAGTAGAACGAAAAATCTTCTAGTTTTGTTCCAAGACTTTATGGAAGCTGGGCCATATAAAACAATTGCAGCAAGAGCTGAGGCTGAAGGCAAGGAAATTAAGGATGTGCTTAATGAGCTTGCAGAAGAGGCCAAAAAAGGTAACGTAAACGAGATTATGGATGTCAGGGAAAACGCCGTTCGTGTCGACATGCTAAACGCGGAAGCCCGTATTCCAGCCTACAACAAATTGGTAAAAGAAATTAGAGCCAATGAGGGCAAGAAAGGAAGAACCGCTGTAGACCTACTTGAGGAAGAAAGCCGCATTCTTAGGCCGTTTGAAAATTACTGGCGTTTATTTAATGTTCCAGTAGTAACCCCAGAAAACCTTCTTATGCAGCTTGCTAGGGATGGACAGAAGAACGTGGGAGACAAGCTAAGCCCTAACTTTAAAGCTATGAGCATGGACTACACCATGGCAGACCTTGGCGTAATGGCTATCCAAAAGGGTGCTGGTGAAATAATGGCAGCGTTGCGCTACCCTGGCAAGTCTTACCAAAACGTAATGCCTACTAACTTCGAGTACGCAATGCTCACTGCGGTTCGCTATAAAGAGCTGGGTAAGGATCTATCCAAAGGCTCAGAGGCTTGGCTAGAGATAAGAAAAGCGTTTGATCAGAACTACACCTTACCCAGAAATGAGGAAGGCGTAATAGCTATACCGAAGAAGGCTCCAGTAGACAGCTTCTTTAAGCCAGCAAGACACCTAAATCCTGTCCCAACCAAGAACGGTATGAAGCTAAAGAAAATTTCAAATCTAGAGCAAAAGACCGAAGCAATGATCCAGTTTATGGTCGACAACCTAGACGAAATTATTGATGTTTCTTCTACAAGGGCAGCGGCTAGGTATGCAAACGCTACCCAAGAAACTTTGGAGGCGACCACTAAGGTTATCTCTGGTATGGTCAGTTTTGTTGCCGCAAAAAAGTCTTTCCTAAGGGGCTTACCAGTATTTGCGGACCTTCCGCAGTCTAGCGTGCTTGCTGGAGCGACAGATCCTGTAACCCTTGCAAAGCTTGACGGGCTAGATACTGTCAAGGACAGCCTAAAAACATTAATTTTATCTACTGCAAAAACTGCAAAAGTTTTTACGGATCCTCAATTGGCAAAAGAAGCATCCGACATGATGCTAAACATGTTCTTCAAAAGTATCATTGGCGGCACTGCTAGGGGTCCAATCGACAATCTTGATCCAGCAGACGCTGATGAGCTAAGAAAGTTTGTAGGTCAGCATTGGGCTGAGCTAAGAAGAGAAGTTGAACTTGAGGTTGACCTCTTTGATGCAATGGGTAGCGCAAAGCCAAGTGCTAAGGCGACGCCTAAGGCTGCTCAAAAAGGCGCTGATGCTCGTAGAAGAAAGAACCAGCAAAAAGGCGATGAAGCTGCAGCCCTGACTCCTAACTTTATAAAGGCAACCGACAATAGGTTGCAAGCTGAGATGAAAGCAGCGGAGACTGCTCCACCATTGGGTGATGAGGCATCAAATGTTAGCCGTAACCTTGTTGCAGCAAACGTTGATCCAGTTTCTGCTGGCGTTGAAAACATTGCAATTGCAAAGATTAAAGCAATTACTGATCCAGGTTTTGTACAAAACTGGCTAATTAAATTTAGCGGTCGTTATGGAATGGGACTTGCTACCAAGGTCGTAATTGGTGGTGTTGAGTACTTCAACCAAAGCAAGGTTGGCCTCTTCAACAATGGACTAAAGAACTTGTTCTTAAAGCATGACAAAAATCTACCTGCAATTAACAGCGCATTTAAATTTGTTCAATCTTATGGTCGCGACATGATCCAGCGTATTGAAGCAGATGGTGTAGAAATCCCATTCTCGGAGTGGGCTAAAACTGCAGATTCTACTGGCATAGATATGGAAATTGCTGAGTCCTTTAACGAAGCAATCTCAGCAATGTTTGGCGTAAACGGTGTTGTTAAGAACTCAATTACATTGCCTTACTACGGTGCCGAGCTAAACAGAATGTTTGACATGCGCGGTTTCTTTGATCTAGGTGAAGGCGCATTCCGTCTAGCCGATGATGCTGGGCCGATGGCAGTGAAGTACTCATGGGCAGCAGCTGATGTTGACGAGAAGTTTACTGCACTTACCTTCTTGAGTAACTACGCTAGCGCTATCCATGCGGTGCAGACTCGTGTTGGAATTGGTGAAAGCTTTAGCTCGTTCTTTGGTAAGACGCTAGATGACATTACTAGCGAAGGACTTAGAAAAAGCGATTACGTAAAGATTGATCCAGAAGATGAGTTTGCTAAGTACCTAAACCCAGACAAGCTTTACGATGCATCTGAGCTTGAGCGCTTGCGCTACGTAAAAGAATATGTACTTTACCCTAAGTCATTCTCCAGTAAGGCAATGCAAACAGTTGTTGACATGTCTGACCGTATTACATCGGTGCTAAAGGCAGCTCACACTACTTGGAGGCCAGGCCACCACGTTACATCAATTGTTGGTGAGGCTATTATGAACGCTTTCGCTGGTGTAAACAGCCCTAAGTACTACGCAAACTCAATTGACATTCTTAGAACTTTTGATCCATCAATTTACAAAGCTGACTCAAACGCATTCAAAGCTTACGCTGAAATCGGTGCACCAAGGAACCTTAAAGTTAGCGATGAGAAGTTTACTGAGATAGGTTACATCAACTCCACCACTGGTAAGCGCACATTAGTTTCTAGGGAGGCAATGGCTTACGCTGCAGAGCGACTAGGTATCTTGACCCGTGGTGGTGCGTCGACAGTAGAAGACTTAGACCTTCGTGGTATGGCTGACTTTGGATCAGGTGCTATTGGTGCTACGAGTAGAATGAACAGCAAGCTAGCTGAGTTCAGCTCCCACCGTGACAACCTATTCCGCATGGCTCACTTCGTAAAAGAAATTGAAAAGGGTGGCGTATTCAAATCATTTGAAGAAGCTGCGATTCACGCTGCAAAACAAGTAACTACTTACCACCCTACAATCGGTGGACTATCTGCATTTGAGCGTAAAGTAATGCGCCGTGCGGTGTTCTTCTACACTTGGCAGCGCATTGCAGCAACCAAGGTAGCTCAGCTAGTGCTAGAGCAGCCTGGCAAGATTACTATTCCTTCTAAGATCCAGTACGCATTTGCTGAAGCTAACGGATTCAACCCAGAGTCATTCGGAGATCCATGGGATCCAGATGGTGTCTATGCTTCATGGAACACTGGATCTACATTTGGTCCACAGTTCCAAGGACCTGCAGGCAAGGGAGATGCATGGGGCTTTGGACCTGCTGTGCCACAGCTAGATATTATGAACAGCTTGTTTGGTGGCTTTACCGTACAGCCTGGTCAGTCAGGCCTAGATGTACTCACACGAGGCACACAGAACCTTGCAGGGCAGAACCTATCGCCGCTACCTAAGTGGTTTGCTGAGCTCTCTACAGGTAACAGAGTGGGTACTGGCGGTAACATCAATAACTACCTAGAGTACGCTATTGATCAGGTTGGTGGACTAAACACCCTATCTAAGATTACTGGTATTGGCCAAGAGCCAGAAACTGGCTTGACCCCTAGCGAACAAGGCGAAAAGAAGACTAGACTACTAGCTAACTGGTTCCTTGGTCAGAAGTTGCAAGACTACTCCACTAGCCAGACCATTAAGCAATGGAACACTGATCAGCGTAAGATGATAGAAAGATTGACAGGACAGGAATAACAATGAGCTTGAACCCAACATTTGATGACGTATTGGCGCTGACATTTGGCACGCTAGACGGCGTATACGCGCTACACGCGCCAGAGAAGCCAGAGGACGATAATGATCCAGGCAACTGCGTTCACTGCGCTGTAGAGTTTCCCTGCCAGACCGCAGACATTATTATGAATGGCCTAGCGCACATTGCAAATACAATGACTGCTGTAAAAGAAGCTGAGACTAAAGAGGCTTAGCCGCCGTAGACTTGAGACTTTACGCCTGAGAAGTTCTGCTTCTTAGCGCTCTTCTTCTTACGCATAGAGCTAACTGCAACCTTCTTGGCTTCAGCCTTCTTTGCGGCTGCTTTACCTGCTGGGGTGTATGAGAATTTCATTCCGTTTACGTTTGGCATTATTTGCTTCCATTCCAAATACGCTGATTAATTCTTTTGCTAGCTTTCATTTGCTTTATGTTGTTCTCTTTAAGGACACTATCCCTAGGAGATTCTCCAGGAGCAGCATATAACTTATTTTTCTTTTCGTAAGCATTAGCAAGTTTCTTGTATTCCTCTGGTACTGACCCCACACGTCTTTCGCTAATCTTTCCTGCTGCGCTATCGCCCCTGACCGCTTTGCGACGGTCAGAGCGCTGCTTGTCTACCTTGCGAGCTGCAAGCTCGTAGAGTCTTTGGTAGTCTGCTTTTCTTTCGTTTGCCATAATTAATTTTCCTTATCTAGTTGGGCTTGCTGGAATTTTTGAACCTCTTTTGGCAGCAGCTCTTTTCAGCGCAGCTCTCTTTAGTTCATTTGGAGTCTGACCAGCTTTTGGAATGTTCTTCAGTGATCCCATAAACTGCTGTAGTAAGTTCTTGTACTCAGGGCTCTTCGTAGTCTTCTTCATCTTCTCGTACTCGATGTAGTTGTCACGAGACTTGTCGTCGTCGCCTACGTAGTTCTTCTTGGGCATGATAATCCTTCTGTAAGTCTTGCTTTATTCTACCGCAAAAACGCGAAAATAGTGGCTACAAATGAGGCTATGGAGCCGCCTAGAGCGGTCTTGGCGATAATGTCGATCCAGTGCATCTTGGCGATCTGGATCTCTACGTTACGCACCCTGTCAGGCACGTCAGAGAGGTTTTTTAGCTCGCTGGCTAGTTGAATTAGAAGTTTGTTGGTTTCCTGCTGTTCCTTGTAAAGATCGTTGATTGTGACTTTTACGTGGGCACCATTTGTGGTGTCCGAGGACATTATGCAGTTCCGCCGTTAATGGTGATCCCGACGTTAGCTACTGCCTGCACAGGAGCTGTTAGCTCAGCTGCGGTAAATGCTTCATCTAGGATGTCCCAGTTGCC